GAAATTCATCAGCAAGATGGAGAAGACACTTGGGCAAGTCATACGACATGAGAAGAGCAGCAAAGGAAGAAAAGCCAAGGGAAGAACTAAGCCTAGCCGCAAAGCTGGCCATAGCACTGGCGGAAAAAGAAAATGAGAGACGACGAAAAAACAATCATGAAAATCCGCCTAAAGCGGAAGAACAAAAGAGCGATAGTTGAGCTGCTGCAAGCCCTCGGCCTTATCGGCCTCATGGGGTTTATGGCGGGGGCATTCTGGACAATAAAATCATGTATGGGGTTACAGCCGTGAGTCGGGAAGACTGTTCAAAGACAAGCTATATCATCGCCGAAGGTGACAACTACAATTGCGCTTGCCCCCAGTGCGGGGATCGTTTCTTAGACGAACGCTTTAGCCTCAAATTCGTCGAAGTTGTGACGTGCAAAAGCTGCTCGTTTAAAAGGCAGATACTTCGCGATAAAATGCTAAATGGACGCCGCGTCACTCCGGCACAACGGCAGGCAGCAGAGCTGGCCAAAATGTAAAGCCCCGGCTAGGGCAAGCCCACACCGGGGGAGGTCAAAGGAAGATGTCTATGCGCGTACTCTTATACGTTATCGGCTTGCTTCGGAAGTTCTTTAGGCAGAGTGAAGAAACGCTGGAAAAGAGACTTTGGCTCTCGATAATAGGCAACGGTTGCCCAGACCAAGACAACCGTTGTTCGAGCCGGATGCGGTCGCTGGATTTGACCGCGCTCAAGCTTGACTAAAGCTCCCCCTCGATAGCTATGATGGTATCACGAGTAAAGATTACGAGGTTAGTTATCACAAAGAGAATAGACAGAACTGGAATGGTTTATGGTCGGTTAACTGTTATCAGATTTGTTGTCGGCACCGGCACTTGGGCTGGCGGCAATAGAGTCCTGGCGAAATGGCTATGTAAATGCGAATGCGGAGTCCTAAAAGAAGTAGTAGGTCAAAATTTGATTAGCGGGAACACTCGCTCATGTGGTTGCTTAAGAGTTGAATCAAGATTTAAGCATGGTGATGGGGCGAATAGCCAAAAAAATCGTCTATATTCGGTTTGGCGGACTATGAAATCACGCACAACAAATCCAAACTTTAGCCGTGCTGAGTATTATTTTCATCGCGGGATAGGTATTTGTGATGAATGGTTAGATTATATCCAATTTAAAAAATGGGCACTAGAAAATGGCTACCGTTACGGATTAAGTATAGATCGCATCGACAACGACAAGGGGTACAGTCCAGAAAATTGCCGATGGACAACGCAAAGTGTACAGATGAATAATTGTAGAACAACAAAAAAGATAAGTTTTCAAAATAACGAAATACCCAGAGCTGATTTTTGTAGAAAGTTCAACTTAGAGTATCGACAAGTCGAGTATTTGCACTCCAGTAAAAAAATGAACGGTGAAGAGATATTAGCAAAATTACTCGGGAATCTCACGTAACTCCCAGTGCATTGGATCAGGTCTTTTAGAAAACTCTCCACCATACGTAAACCCAGCCGATTTCATACACTCAATGAATTGATCAGACCATTTCCCTTTAGTTCCCATTGGATTTTTTCTTGCGTTCAGATCTATTGCTACAGCGTAAGAATGAAACGATAGGATACCTGGCATACCGCGCTGCCAGCGAACATTCATGCACCCATCAAACGTTTCAAGCTCCGTGTGACAGCCTGTTGCTATCAGCAGGTCAAAGGCTTTCTTTAGCGGCTGGTGAGTATCCTTGTTGCAGTAGATCCGGTAAACTGGCTTCTTGCTAATGCTGTTAGTCATCACGATTTCAGATGGCACAGGAAATGGCAAAATCCAATCCGGTGCCTTTGGCCACAGCAGGCCACCCTCATAGTGGCCCTGGATACGGCCATAGCGTTCTATGCATGCGTCGATGGAAAGAGGTTTCACTGTTCCGACCCTGGAACATAGGGATGTTTCGGCATGAAATCGACTGGAACGCCTAAAGCGTCGGCCATGGCTTGCACAACTTTGTCATCCAGCTTGTTTTCAGAGGTTTTCGCCCACGCCTCGAGCATGGCAATCAGAACACGAGCTAGAAGCGTCTCGGTCATCAGCTTCGTAACCATGGCAATCGCAATCTTCAAGGCAATTCCTTGCATTTTCAAGCTCCCGAATCTTGTGGAAAGCTGCGTTTAGGTCTTGTTTTGTCTTGTGTAGGGACATTGTAACCCAAATTGCCCAAGACCCGGTAGCACCGACACCCATCAAGGCAAGCTGTGTTGCAAATTGTACCGCGTCAATTGGCATTATGACCGCCTAAATAGAGCAAAATACTAACCATGATGATGTTAGGCACCAGAGCCATCAGAACCACAAACATCCACGGGATTTCGACGTAGAATTTATGCTCCGAAGCCCGGTTTATTGCAGCCTCCACACGGTCAACGGCGTCAATCAAGTCCTCGAATGACCGTGATTCAGCTTTGGCTATGAAGGTATCTACCCTATCCATCAGATTTCAAACCATTCGACGGACACACACACCGAATTGCCCGAGCGCGTTACCGCCCCAAAGTTGACGCAAAGTCCCATCGTCTCGGAAGTCAACGCCACCGGCTTGCAAAAGTTGTTCGCTTGCCAAACAAGCGGGGTACATGGCCCGGTTGCGGCAGGAATGAACATCTTTTCATAGTGAATATTGCCTATCAGCGTCCCCGTGGTTGGGTTTAACGTGTAGGACTTCACTACAGCCGTTGCCGTATCACCGGATACATGAGGTACATTCGTAAGTGTCGATGAAGTCCCGCCGCTGTTGGCGGTCGAGCGCAACAGAATCAGCACGTCCGAAGAACTAGCAGAGGTTTGGTTGCCGGACACCACCACCTTGGTAACGTAAATCGTCTTTGACGCGGAGCCGTATATCTCGAAAATGTCCGTAGGTGAAGAATCCACCGTGAACGCGCCAGATGACGCGCTAAACGTCTTCCTTGGGGAGATGGTTGCAGTATTACCCCACAGCTTTACTGGCACATCAGATTGGTTGGAAGCCACCACGGCTGCCAGCGAGTTGGCCATGGTCGCTTGTCCTAGGACAGACGGCAGTAAAGAAGACTTGGCCAAGTCTGCGCCGTCGCTGCCAACTGTTTTCACGGCAGTGACACCAGCGGACACGTCATGAAATTTCTGCATTTCCCTATCGTCGATATGATTTGGGAGCGTCATGGTTACGTTACCCCTTATGCCACATGGAAAAATTTGAATGTGCAAGTGATGGAATGCGGCCCGACTGCCGTCCCCGCCTCATTGATACAAAGCATATCCGTTGTCGCAGCCAACTTTATCGGTCGGTTAAAATCGTTGGCTTCCCAGATGAAGTTAGTTCGCCGCGTGCTGCTCGATGCCAAGCCAAGCAACACTATTTGAGAGTGAATCGTACCAACAGCAGTGCCAAGCCCCGTAGGGTTTACCGTGTAGCCCGTTAGCGCCGTAGTTGTCGTATCGCCCGGGACAGCAGGAACGGCTGCGGTAGATGACGACGTACCGCCGGTATTAGCCGCGCTTCTTTTGATCAGCGATATAGGCACGTTTATAGCTGAGTTGGCCGTACCGGATACGTTCACGCCTACAACGTAGGTTGTGCCTGAGCTTGGCCCAACCAACGTAAACACATCGGTTGGGGAAGAATCTGCTGACACCTTCATTGCGACGTAGAACATAGCACAAGGCGGTATTGACGCCGTGTTGCCGAACGGGTTTAGTGGCACATCGCTTTGATCGGATGCCAAGGCTACCGATACCGAGCCGGTCATAGCCTTTTGCCCGAGTGACGTTGGGAGCTGCGCGTTCTTCAGAAGCGCACTGCCGTCGCTGGCGACCAGCCTAGAGGCACTAACGCCAGTCGATACCTCTACAAATTTCTGCGCTTCTCTGTCATCAATGTGGATCGGTAATGCCATGACCACCGCCTATCTATTCTTGGTTGCTTTGTTATCGTTCTTTCTCGAAAAATCTTTAACTATGGAGCCGATGTTGTGTGTACCCACGTTACGCCTGTTCCGGTCAAGTCCAAGTACTTGTAACGAACTGTCCCGCCATCATTGAATTGAATAATTAATTTATCACCTTTTAGGTAAATCTTTCCCTCAGCGCCTAGGGTCGGATCCGATGGTGTGGCTGTAACTTCTTGAAGATCGATGACGCCAGATTGTCCGGGTTGGAACACCCCGGCTGGAGCCAGACCGGTTTGCGTTGCTGTCGCGTGTCCGTACCCCACCGCCTGACCGCCCGCAATTTTGCGAAGCCGCCACTTGTAGGTGCTGTCATTGTCGATTGCTGACCACAACCCTCCGGCAGAGCCGTATGTGGTTCCTGTAACTAACCTGTATGGTAAGAATTCAACGTCAATATCGGTCGATGTTCCAGCTACCGCCGAAATGTTTACACCGTATTCAACACCGTTTTGCTGTTGGTAAGTGCCTATGATGCTTGATTGCGAAAAATCGACCCACGTTGTACCGCTATTGGTTGTTACTTCCATTACAACCCGATCGGTTGGCTGTATGGCTGTCTGAAACCGTACCCGCTTTACACGTTTGGCCGTAAAGTTGGCGAACTGAGAGCCGCCGCTGCCATAGCCAAAAGCTGATGTATCTGAGGCATCAGTTAGGGTTGTGTTGTACGCATACTCCACATCATTCTGGGCAAGATTGACCGTGCCGCTGCCTGCCCATTCGGCGATTGGGGCTTCAAAATACAGCTCGAATGTAACACCCGACACCATGGAAAACGGCACAGTGTCTTGGATACCGGCATTGAGGTTAATGCCGGTCGCAGCGTCATCCCAGTTGTAGACGCCGATAGTGTTGGAGTCGGTGTAGCCCAGCGTGACGAGATATGGCGTACCTGCTGATGTTTTAATTTTTCCGTGACCCAAAACCGACAAATATGGGTTTGCTACAGAATTGAGTTTTGTTGTGTCCATCGTTAAACCAGATGGCAAATCCACAGCTAGGGCTGTAGCGGTCGGAACACCACTAAGACTCCCGTTGATTCGACAGCAAAGAGTATCACCGACTCTACGATACTTGCCGGTATACGTAGTGTTAGCTATCCATGTCCCTGTCGGCGTATAGCTCTGCCACTCCCCAACCACCGCCCCTTGATGCTGGATGCCTGGGCCGACAACCACATCTGAAATCACAATCCCGCCATCGGTCGTCATGTCCGTAGTGGCGCGGATAACTAAAGACAACGTGGCTGTGGTTGATGCATCGAAAGAGGTTGTGAACACACCATCAGCGGCAGGTATTGCCGTCGTTACTGGCGTATGTAGAGCCGTCGTTCTATCTGCCTGTGTGGTGATGACGACAGCCAATTGACCGGCTGTATACGTCCCCGTTGTTTTCTGCGCCCATTGAATCTTGAGCTTCTTCGACAGGTCTACGTCGTCAAGAGTGAAATCATAGTAGACGTAATCGGCAGTCGATTGCGTGTTAGCGTCTGCCGTTATCTTGATACCACTAGCCGTTGTGTACTCTCGCGGCAAGTCACCGGCTGTGGTGGTTCTGGCTACGTCAAGATCACCGACGTTTGTCCAGCCAGTGATGGCAGATTTTGCCGAGGGGTTGGTGATGTAGTTCTTTTCACCGGAACCGCCGCCGCCGTCCGTCCAGCTCAATACACCGGAACCATCCGTCTGCAACACCTGCCCGGACGATCCGTCATCAGTAGGCAGCGTCAAATCATAGGTAGCCGCCAGAGAAGCCGGTGCCTTGATGCTCGCATAGTTGGTGCCGTTGGCAGTCGCCTCGCGACAGCGATATTCCTTTTGGTTGTCTAACGTCTGGCTTTCGGTGAATACGTTAGCCGTCCCCGTGTATGCCAAGTCAACCGCTGCCGGTTCGGCTACGGAAACACCTTCGGAGAAAAGAACTTTCTTAATTTCACCAGCCATTATACCACCCCGTGCAAATCGATAGCCTCAACCGTTGTGCTGTCAACGGATACTGTTTTTGAAACAACTTTAACAGCCAGAGCCGTGCCATCGTTTATGTTGTCTGATTGGATATAGTAATCGTCACCAAGTGACGTGTCGATGTTCTCGGTAGCAGTCCTGAAACGCAGCTTAAGCCGTCTGTACGTATTCAACGCCAGCAGGTTGGTTATGCTTGAAGTCAACGTCGTCAAGACGTGTTGAAGGTACTTCACGCGCCTTGATCCGAAGATAGATAGCGCCTCTTCGTTGGTGTCGGTGCGCTGCGTTGTTTCTATTATGTCATCGGCATAATATACGCTTTTAGTCCTATTACCTGTGAAATGAATATTTTTTGATTCAATCGTCGTGTAAATGTCCTGGAAGTTGACATCAACCGTCAAATCGGAATAGTTGGCCGCCGTCAATGTCTCGCTCGGAGCTGGAGCTGTATAGGTCTTAAGCTCCACCTCATCACTTTCGTTCAACCGAAGATAAGCACCAGCGGACTCTAAGATCTTCGCCGCGTAATCGGCATACGTCCCAATCTCAGAATCACCCCACAGCGGTATACTAAACCTCACGTAGCCGCTAAAGCCTGAATCAAACGTGGTGAATGATGCGGCGTTAGCCGTTAGCCCTGACGCTTCCACCAAAGCCTTAAGCGTTGCGCCAGGTTTTAGATTGGTTTCCTCACAATAAAAATCATATGTAAGCACATCGTGGCTTGGGTGAACGTATGTGTAATCGAATGTGCGGCCAAAAGGTGCTGTCGTTTCAAAATTATCAACAAGGGTTAGGTGTATGTTCCCCGTCGTGGTGTCTGTTGAAATTGTGTAATGGAACTCATAAATCAAAGTATTAGTTTCTGATGGGTATCCATCGCCACTACCGAATTGAGCAATAAAGGCTGGATGGGAAGCAAATGTACTACCGACAGCCGGGCTTGAACTAAAATATATTACCAACATGTCATAGACTACGCTCAAATACGTAACGTTAACTGTCTGGATTCTTCCGTAATACGGAGTGCCGCCGGTAGTCCATTTAACCGTAGCGCCTGGGGTTAGATTTGATGCGGCACTAAACTTAACGTAGCAACTTCCGCCTATGTCATTGATAGCGGTTACATTTCCGGTGTATGTCTGCATAGCAATAGCGCCAGTGACGGTTGCCGATCTCCATTTAACCGAGCCGCACAACCATTTCCTGTTAGTTGTCCCAGATATTGTGGTTGAGTAACTTACACATTTAGCCTTGTAGAAATATTCGGTATTAACCACGTTTTCATTGCCGTCATAATAATTATGAGGCAACCTGCCTTGGAAATGCCTTGGGATAGGCATACCCTCATCAGCAGGATCAACTACCGTAGAAAATCCAGGCGCACAGTTAGCGTTGATCGTCAACCGTTCAGCCGGTAGGCCAAACGTCGCTGTTTTGTTCATCAAGTTGAACTTGTCTAATACGCTGAACGAGATTGTTTTTTTATCGACTGACACTTGAGAAATCGTGCCGGTAAATACCTTCTTAAGTTGGTCATTGATGCCAATCCAAACGTCGCAGTCACGTTCGTAAAACGTGGCCGTTCCGACGAGGTACTTGTCTGCCCAATTATCCTCGTTGATAACGTCAAAGCTGGAGCCTGATATTGAAAACACACCGGCAGACACATCCTCGATAGACTGCGTGAAAGTAGGATACGCCGAAACAAGGGGCTTCCACGTTTCATTGTCACCTGCTCCAGTTGGAATACGCGGATAATAACGTTCGATGCCGCCAGTAAGGAACTCTTCAAAATCTACCAAGGCGTAATAGCTGTACCCGGTTGGTGTGTTGAAATACAGATACCCATCCGAAGAGTCGTAGAACCACTTGCCGGTTGTCATCGCTCCGAGCGTTGCGACTTCCGCAAGCTCGGTAAACACCCCGCCATCACCACCAGACGAGAGCCTAAACCGCGTCACCTTAACCGGCTTTTTGAAGACAACTTGACGATAGGTGTTGGTGTCGTATGACGTGCCGACGTACTTGATACGCCCGGTAATACGCACGAGCATAAACCTAGCGCTGTTCACCTTGTCTTTTTCAGTCGCGAAGGTCATCGTTCACCTATGATTTCCATATGAACGCCAATATCACCATCCAAGCTATTAAGCGTAACGCAATATTCGCACACAGCAGCAAGGTAATGCGTGTTCCCGTTTCGCGTGTAGCCAGATGTTTCAATATCAAGATAGTGATAATAGTCATCGTTGAGAGGTTGCAAATCAAAGTCGAACCTCACCCACCCGAGCCAATTTCCCGTCCCAATACCGTCGATGTCCGACCAATAGACCCAATCGGAGGTTGCTAGTGCTGTGTTCTTCAGGGATGACGCATACACCTTGAGCCGCATTCTTTCGGAACCGCCTACCGTCCCCTTGATGTAGGTATTCAGCACAATGTATTTTAACTCGGTTGGCTCTTGAAGCTGAAACGCGCCGATATTTTCCCCACCGGTATCTATCACCTTCAAAAGATTTGATGCAGGGAATTGCAGGTAACTCATATTACCTCTTCGACTTCCAACGAGATGTTGAAATAGTCCCTAATGATATGGCTCAGTGACGGCATACTTGAGAACCGCACAAGCTTTGTCGTCTCGTGCTGGTAGTCGAATACCCCAAGCGTTGGATCGATCGAGATGAAGAAAGGATCCGTCACCCCGTAGTCAAAGAAGAACTGTTCAAGCTCACGCCTCTGAGCACCGAACGCCGCTTGCAACTCTCCGCTAAGGTACCAGGGGCGGGGCTTGATGTTGAAATACTTAGCGCCTGAGTCGCTCACGAAAACGTCTGAGTTGTCGATGTAACCCATGGTAAAGCCGTTACCGATGTTTACCGTGGTCAAGTCAACCGTCGTTGAGATGGAAACATAGCCAAGTTTGATTGCAGTTGGCCCACCAGTGTTGGTGCGGTCGGTGATAAGTATCCGCCAATAGCGATGCGTAGCGTCCGGGTAGGCGAAGGCTCCGATGTCTGAAAGCTCAAGCGTTTCGTTTACCGTTGGTGATGACCACGAGTCGAGGTTATTACCTTGAATCTTCACTACAGCAGATGACGACAGGCCTAAACCCTCGCCAACCGGGCCGACCAAGCCTACAAAGTTTATCTCTTGAGCTGCGCCAAGGTCGATCTTGATCCACTCGGAGCTGTGGATTCTAGGCTCGTCGCTGGTGTATGTAGCCGATACGTCGGCAACACCTGTAAACCCTATCAAGTCCCAAGCTGCGTCGGTTGTCTGCGTCATGCGCAAAGTTTCAGTGCCGCTCGAGCGGTCGATAGTGAATTTGTATGTAGTTGAGGAATAGGTACAAGTCCAGTTTGACGACGACGCATTAAGCTGCGTCTGAATGTGGCTGGCAAGTGTTGCGCCTGTGTATTCGGCTTCTGTCAGAGTAATAGTTTTATCCGTGCCGTCATTGATGTAGAGCTTCTTATTCGTAGACTCCACAAGGAAGTTACCACGAGGCGATCCGTACACGCCGCGCCGTGAGTCATAGATATTGGCCAACGGCTGTGCGGTTGCAAACGTGCTGTTGGTTATGGTCGCAGTAGAACTTAGCATGTTGTTGTTTGCAAACTTGATCCGCGTATTTGTCGTGGTCATGCCGATAACCTCGCCCGTTGCCGTGACTGCTGCAACACAATGTCAGCAATCGCCTTGCCGTTTACCTCTGCCGTCACTGCCGTTGTGGTCGGTTCTGACAGCAATGATACCAGTTGCCTAAGCAAAGCTGTATTCTCAGAGCCGCCACCGTTGGCAAGGCTGAATAAGCTGGCTTGCTGCCCACGGTTTAGAACCATCTCGCCCGGAGTGAGCATGGCCGGTACCGTATCGGTGCCGCGAGGCATAAAGCCGTTGGCAGCGTAAACGATACCACCATCTGCAAACTTTGGTATAAAGCTGGAAGCTGTTTTGGCCAAGCCACCAAGAACACTTCCACCACCACCGCCAAGGCCCCCGAGGCTAGGGGCTTTGATATTGAAGTTTTCAAAGAATTTGATGATAGGCCCGAAAGCCTTATCTATCAGGTTGCTGAAGGTGTCACGGAAAAAGTTGATAATACTGCTGAAAGCATTGGTCGCTAACGTCGGCAACACAACGCTAAAGAAATCGAATATGCCTTTGAAAGCTGTGTTAAGGATGCCAGCAAGATCTACCGTGAAAAACGACTGCAAGGCAGACACAAGCAGCTTTCCAAGGTCAGTAAACACCGTCAAAAATGCTGTTGGCATGTTGGTAATGAATTCACCGAAACTTGTTAGGAATTGCTGACCGGCTTGGATGATCCCGCCGAAAGCAGAATCGTAAAGGATTTTGCCGAGGTTTGAGAAAGTAGCCTTCAGCTTATCGCCAATGGACAGGAAGCCGTTTGCGATCTTCCTACCTACCATATCCCCGTTGAAAGCATTCCCAACAGATATGCCAAGCTGGTTTCCGATCGACTTCCAGATGGCCTCGCCCGACATAGCGCGGATCATGGCCATGGCGATCCTTACCGCGCCGCCTTTATTTACCATCACATCGACGAAAGTTTCCACCACCACAGGGATGGACTCTGCTATAGCCGTCATGATGTCAGGTATGGCTGCTATAAATTCCTTGATGAATTGCTTGGTAGCCTCTGGCCCTTCCGCCAGCTTCGACACAACAGACGACACTGCGCCGCCTATGCCCGGGATAAGAGCATCGCCGATAGCGCCAGCTCCGGCTGCAATCAAAGACTTCGCACCTGCTGCACCTTCAAGCATCTTTCCCAGCATCCCCACACCAGCGCCAGCGATGGCATCGGAGTTGCTGAAATCACCCTTCATTACAAACGTGATTGGGTTAGCCGCAGCTTCTTCGACTGCCTTGCGAGCTTCTTCCGACGCTTTCTTGGCATCCTCCACCATCTTGTCGTAAAGCTTTTTATTCAGCTCAATTTCTTTATTTATCTGGGTTTCGCGGATCAAAAGAGCTGCTTGTGCTATTTGCGTAGGCGCCAAAGAGCCTTGATACGCGAACCGCGCCAACTCTTCGTAGCTTTTCTTGGCCTCAAGTACGATTTTTTCTTGCTCGGACGCTGCACCCATGGCCAAAGATTCAAGGAATTTCTTGCCATCTTCCCTAAGCTTGGCGACTTCATCTGCTGTTATAGCCGCTGTCCTACCGTATTTGGCGGTAGAGTCGCTGGCTTTCTTCATAGACTTTTGGCTTGTTTCGCCAGCGTTAAATATCTTTTGCGCGACAGAATCAACCGACTCGGAAACATTGCCAAGCGTGTCATCAACTTTCGTGAAACCATCATCGACATAAACAGCCGCTTTTGCAGCCGCGTCACCTAGGTAATCGAATAGCTTTGTAAGTTTCTTATCGTCAAACCCGGGCAAAAAACCCACAACAGCATCGGCAATTTTCGCGAACTCTTTGAAGAACTCCATCAATCCAGTTAAGGCAAGCGGTACTGAATTGATGATGAATCCAAATACGCGGATGACAGCTTGAGCTGCTGGTACTACGGATGAAGCAAACGCCGCCGAAATCTTGATGAATGTTTCAAGAGCCGTAGTTACAGCGCTTTTATTGTCGTCTATATTCTGGTTAAGCAGCCCAAATGCTTCACCGACGGCATTAATAGCAGCAATCACCACAGGGCTATCTGTTATGATCTCGCCTATAGCTTTCCTAAAGTCATCAAAAGCGTTACCGGCTTGAATAATAGCGCCACCGAAAGTTTGAATCTCGGCATTAGCTGCGCCTTGAAATCTTTTTGCAATCAAATCTACTGCGTCACCAGCTGCCAATTGCTCTTTGGTAAGGCCCTTGACTTCAGGCACCAACTTGCCAATGGCTTTTATGTTCCCAGAATATGACGCTGTAAGCTGCTCAACAGCACCTTCCAACGTGTCCCCGGTAGCCGACGCTAGGTCAGCAGCGGCTTTTGTAAGTTGGATTGCCTGATCGTTGGTGAGCCCGTAACTTTTAGCCAATGCCGCAGCCGATAACGCAGCGTCATCTCCAAACTTGGTGGTTCCCTCAAGCTCGTTGGCCATATCTGAGAAGGCTTTTCTGGCCTCTTCAGAATCCTCCCCCGTCGCAATCAATTGCGCGCCGAGACGAGCCATAGCCTGTTCTTCGGCTATGGCTGATTTGATCCCTTCCTCAAGGAAATTGACCACAGCGCGGCCAGCGACGAATGCAGCCACAGCAGCGCCAGCTGCAACAAAGGCCTTACCGATCTTGTCGGCAGTCCCAACGGCTGTCTTTTCTAGGTTTTCAATTGATTTTACGGCTGCGGCTGTATCGACGCCGATAGATAAGTTAACATCATCAGCCATCACTTAGCCCTCTTGGCTTTGGCCGCTCGTTTCTTGTCTTCCTCGGCTTGGATAGCGTCAATCGTGGACTCTATCACAAGGAAGGCATCGCACAATGCAGCCGGAATTTGATCGGCTGGAAGCGTAATCCCTAACGCCGCCAGCCGTTTTCGCTCAGAATACAGACCTATTATCTCGTCAGCCTCGCAGCCGTTATAGTCAGGTATCTTGTAGTACGATGCCCTGACAGCCTTCCGCAGCGAGGCTACTGAGGGGTTCCGACTTCGTTCTTGCCTATCAACCGATTGGCACACTCGGTCATTACCGCCACCATATCCGAATCGTAGTTAAGTTGGTCGAACGTCTGAAACACGAAACCGTCTTTCTTGCGAACGATATTAACTTCCGCGATAAAGTCACCAAGGCGAGCGCCGATGTTCTGCATCAACTTCCGCCCACGGTTGGCCGTGCGTTTCCTTACAAGAGCCTTTTCGGCGTCCGTCTCCGGTTCTTTCCCTGGTTCACCGATTGTCTCATCAATAATATCGTCGTCAAAGAACGATAGCCGCTCAGAGTATGACGGCATTCTCAGAATGACGTGCCCAGAGTATTCGCCGCCCGAGCACAGCTCAGGCGTAAACTTAACTTTCATTGCCACCTCTACAGGAAACCGTAATAGAATTCGCCAAGACCAGAGTCGTTGACGTATGCCTTTAACCCGATTTCGATGATGGCAAGTCCGTCCTCGTTTGTCACGTTAAAGCTTGTCACGGTAGCCGTCGGGCAGTAGGCATAGGCCACGCTGCCAGCCGTCCAATTGCTCCCGGTCTTCGGGCCGCAAGTGAGCTGAAACTTGGTGTTGCTGCCCTCGCGGAACCGCTTCCACATATCCACGTCGTATTGGCTAAGACGTGCGGTTACGTTGATCTCAAACGTGCGTTCGGTGATGATCGACCCTGACTTGCCGGACTCCGCGCAAAGGCTGGTAAGGTCGGCTTTGGTGTCCGTTCCTGCGATAGATACTGAAGAAGCCTGGAAGCAAGCGTAATCTTCGGTATCGCCGATCATGACTTCCATGTTCTTGCCAACGTTCGGGCTTGCCGTGTCGAATGAAGCTGTATACCCGAAAGCATAGCTAATGGCGTTGTCTGAGGTATAGGTCAGAGCGCCGCTGTCATCAGCCGCCACGGAGAAGCCTAGCTTAGTTCCGATCGTGTTCGCCGTATTCGCGCCAGTGTTCCATTTAAGGGTAAGCACCGAGCTGGTTGATGAGGCGATCGTGAACTTACCTGTTGAGTCGGAATAGGTAACGGTAATCGTCTCTGACGTAAGATCTTCCATCGCCGTCTGAAGGTCAGCCGCAAGTTTGTGCGGATCCTTGTAGGTCTTAGCCGTAACAACAGCGGCATGCGTGCCGTCGTCGTCGGTGAAATCGAGGTAAATAAACGACGAAGTTAGCGTGATCGGGTTGAAATACGCTTCAATACCTTCAAGCGTATAGTTTGCGTTGATCAGCTCGCCTGCGTTAGCGTCGAGATTCATCGACGTAACCTTTGCGCCGCTCATCATTTCGATTGCGCCACCGTTTCCGAGATATAGCCACGCAGTCAACGACGGGTGGCTGTCGTTCGCTGGCTTGTAAAGGATGCACTTGCCAAGATCGACACCGGAGGCCGGAGCGTTCGGGACTTGGAAGCCGATGGTAAGGTCATCGCTGCTGATCGAGTCGATACAGCGGACGCGATAGCCGTTGGTTGGGTCCTTAATAAGTAATCCCTGGCCTCTTTGGAAATTTACGCCCTCGCCCACATCGACCTTAATTAGCGACGTAGTAGAGCTGCTCACGGTATTGTATTGAGTCGATGCTGTAGACACCGCACCCATAAAGGATTCTAGCAGCTCGCCATAGTTCGGAGCCGTGCCCTCGACGCCTGACGCTCGGAAGTAGTGGCTAAAACTCATGCTCGGAGCCTCAGCGCCTTGGATGGCTTTTGCTGGCCCGATTGATGCCTTCATTTCAGCGTTATCGATTGACTCGAAATTAGGCTCAAAAGAGAAATCATCTTGCAGCGCAATGGCATCAGTACCAGCGCCCGGCACAACGGGAGTACCTTCCGTGGTTTCCTTCTTCACTGCTAGAACTGAGGCTTTCATGTTAATCGTGGTCATAGTCTTTCCCCTAAGTTGTGGTGTCTTGGTATTCCACCAAAACGATCATTTCCATTGCGAGAAACTTCATCAAATCACCGTCAATGAAATTTAAACCAGAGTCACTGACTAAGGTAGTTTTGATCGCATTGCCGGAAAGAGTATTGTTATTGTAAATCGCTTTATGCAGCGCGTCATGGTCGGCAAGTATGTCTGCCTCAAGGGCTACACGGATTGTGGTGTTGTTCTGCGTCGTCAACACCTGCCGAACCAACGTTACGTTGAATTCACGTTGCCACGTTGTAAGGTTACAGCCAAGGTATCGTTGCGTGTCCGTACCCGGCCCAATAGCTATGCCAAACCCAGCCTTTTGATGCAGGAAGGTGTTGGCCTCGATAACGTAAGGATTGGGGAATTGCTTATAGCCTGTCAGCGCCGTTGAGATGACGGTTGAGAGTGTGGAATGGATTGTTTCAATCTTGGTGGTCATCTCGTCCCGAAGATCGTAGAAATTTCCCGCTCATATGGGTCGAGCGAGCCGTTAGCGTTTTGATCGATTGAGAAGTATTTTAAGTCCAAAGCTTTGTCATACGCAACAGCAGCCCGTGCCAGTTGGTCGGAATACGGTTGGCCGAATGCCGTATAGACAATTTCAGCCACCTTATGACAAGCAGCGTCCTGAAAGAGCTGCCAATCCATGATCTGGCTACGACTTTGGACGATCGACCGTTTCTTAAGGTCGCGAACGATATGTTCCACGGCCATAAAGTGCTGCTCATCCCATGTCGTTTTCCCCGACTCATACCCGGTCTTTACGTCCGAATTGTTCAGGTCAGGGTAGAAGCTGTAAAGAATGTCATCGGTAGCAAACTTCTGGCCGATGTATTTGAGCGTAGTCCCTGCCGAAAAGCTCCCCGACCATGACAGCCGGAGCCAGTAACGATTATAGATCTTGAACGACGTTATACCTGTCACGTCTTCTGAGGTTTGTTCAAGATCCCAACCGCTATCCTTTTCGGTATTCCACGATAGCCGACCGCTAGCCGTGCATCCCACCGTCTGGTCGATAACATCAACCGCAGCAGTCCACGCACCGTTGTACCACATGGCGACGGATGGCGTTACGCTGTTTGAATTCACAGTGCCAAGTTCGAACCACAGGTTGTTAAATGGAGCAATGCTACCAATATAAAGATAGCCGCCCGCGACGTAAGCGAACGCCTGAGCGGTTTCGCGATAGTCATTGAATTTTGCCGTGTAGTCGATCGAGTTATATATAATGCGATGGTCTTGCATTATTACCTCAAGAAAATGGGCGGGCAATCACCTAAGGAACTACCCGCCCATAAAAGCGAACCTCAAAGCACAAACTAAGCGTTTAGGTACTTCACAACGTAGTGAATCTTACCAGCCGTCAACGCAGCCGTTGCAATCGTCTGGTAGATCTTCTCACCAGAAGCTAGCTTGACCCCTTGATACGGGCCAATCAGGTTGTATCCTGCCACCAGATTGGCTACAGCCCCTTGCGAAGCAGAGCAATACTTCTCAAGATCGTCGGTGGTGTTAATCGTCAACACCGCACCGGTGCCGGTGCATGTGGTTTCCACTTCCATGTGGAAATGCGTGACGATAACGTCACCGCTGGCCGTGAAAATATCAAGGCTACCCTGAGCACCTGCGTCAACCGCGAAATCATAATACGTGTGGACAACTTCTTCGGCATTGCCAAAGCTTGTTCCAAGTGTTTTAGCTTGCGCTAACGTAGCCATTGCTCACCTCGGTTATGCTTTGACGTACTTGATAACGTACTTGATCTTGCCAGCGGTAAGGTTTGCCGTACCGATAGTTTGGATGATCTTGCCACCCGATGCCAAAGCCACCGGCAAAGGAAGTACGTTCGGCGTCCCCTCGACTGCTGGCGGAACAATGGTTGCAGCAGCGGTCAAGTTAGCGACAGCGCCTTGGGTTGCGTTCATGAAAATGTCGGTATCACCGCCGCTGATTCCGGCGATCACCGTAGCAGAGCCTCCAGAAGTACACTGCGTCACGACAGTCGCATGGAAATGCGTGATGACGATTGCTTCGCCAGCAGTGAACACGTCAAGAGCGCTCTGCGCTCCGGCGTCTACCGAGAAGTCGTAGTAGGCATATGCCACTTCTTCGGCGTTGTTGAAAGTAGGGCCAAGGGTTTTTGCACCAGCAATAGCTGCCATATTATTTCACCTTCTTATTTGATGGTTTTTCCACGATACGAATATCACCGACAATATACGCCGCCGATTTGGTGCCGACTTGGACAATCGAAATTATCTTGATCGGCGTTTTGATCGCCTTCAGGTCAGCTACAAGAGCTTGCGGCGAATCGGCGACGATCACCGCAAGGCTCTCATATGTATTCATTGAATCAAACATTAGGTGTTGTATACCTTGATGTGCTTTACGTTGCCGTTGATGCCAAGCTTCGCACCGAACACCCAGTCAACCGACATCAACACACCAAACTTCTTCTGGCTGTGAAGATCGCTGATCTTGATCTGGACTTCCGACATGGACACCATGTGCATGAAGTCTGGGTGGAACAGAAGGCCATAGTCAGCCGATCGGCTGTTGTCTTCAAACACGTTGAAGCCAAGGCGCTTCAAAGCGATCTTGCCGCCGACGAGCGGAGCATCGGTTGCACCGTAATCGGTAGAAGCCATGGTCGTGGCCGACAGAAGGTCGGAGTAATATTGCGGGTCGAGCAGCGCGTACCAGCCCGGAGCGTCAGCCCACTTGGCTTGCGCTGCAAGCGTACGGCAAGCAGCCAATTGGCTTGCATTGAAGTCGGTCACAGATGCGATGCTGTGATCTGGAGAAGAAGTAGACGGCGATACCAGCGAGTAAAGGTAGGTGTTTACTTGCTTGGCGACCGAGTACTTCAGCGCTTCCATGACTTCAGGATTGTTATCGATCTGGCTCATAAGTTGAGCGAGATCGTGGAACTCGTAAGCAGCTACCGCTCTCTTGTTCGCAGTCACATCGACGTAAGAAGTCGAAATGGCTTCGGAGTCGAAGCTGTCGGCGTCGGTTCCTACAGTCAAAAGCTGGCCGGTCGGTGCGTTGACTTGGGAAACGCGAACAGTGTCGCCCATGGCTTTCAGGTCGCCTTGATATTTCTTGTCCACCAGCGAGCCGAGCAAAAGACTTGCACGAAGCTCTTTGCTAAACAGTGGAGCCCAATACTTCTGCACTTGGTTGGTGACTTCTGTCATCCCTGACATGCTCATGCTCAATCACTCCTAAATGATTTGATGTGGCTTGTACTTCTTCATCTCTGCAAGCGGCAATTTCTTCCACTCTTCGTGGCTGATAGTCGTCGCTCCGTTGCCTCTTGGTGCGTCCTGTGGCATCCCTGCCGATGGACGACGTAGCATTTCCGGCCACTCTTTCTTGAGGTTTTCGATAACGCTGGTGACGCTCATTCCTTCGACTTCACCAGTTTCTTCGTTAACGATCACATCATCAAGGTGGCTACCGATCACTGAGTACCATTTCTGGTCTACCGGCGCGCCAAGCCCCTTTACGATCGCAGACAGCTTCCTTGCTTGTTTGCGTTCCTCGTCTTGTGCCTTCACTCGGCTCTCAAGCTCTTGCGCTTTTTTGCGCTCAAGCTCTAAAAGCTTTTGAAGCTCACCCTTACGCGTAAGCTCTGCTTCTTCGGCAGCCTTGCGCTCGGTTTCGATTGCTTCAAGACGTTGTTGGAGCTTTTTCTTTTCGTCGAGAAGTTTCCGATGCGTTTCATACGCGACGGAATCTTTCGTCGTAGGTGGGACGCTCGCAGAGTCATCGCCGCCAGTTCCCGCCGCAGGCGGGGTTTGTTCAGTGGTCATCTAATGATACTCCGATTAATGTTAGGCTTGTCAAGATATTAACGTGTTAACGTACCTTAGCAAGCCTTTTCATTAGGTCGGAAAATCCTCTTCTCGCAAGTCGCACCATCTGCTTGTGTTCGTTCATGCTCAAGTTCATGAACACCCTGCCACGGTTGGCGTTGCCGCGTGCCACGTCTTCGTTAGTGGTGCCTTCTTTTCTCGCTCCAGACGGGCCGATGGTTATGGTATCGCCAGATTGCCGGATAACTTTAACGCTACGCAGCATTTGCCCGGTCAGCGTGAGGTTGGATTTTCGTGCCGTCGTCGTCTCGTCAAGCTTGGTGGTCTTGGCTTTGCGGAGTTTGGCGTACTTGTCAGACCATGGGATAGACGACAGCTTAAAGCGCTCGCCAGCTTCCGTTCGGACACCGTAGCCAAGGCGCGTGCGTTTGACGACTAAATGGATTGCCTCTTTGGCAAGAAGCCGAAGATTTGTCTTAACGGCAAGCGAACCTACCGACGATCGGAGCTTATCGAAAAGCCCCTTCATCTCGTTT